GACATTCAAGAGTAACAATAGACTAGACGAAACCACTAGATTAAAATACTCGTGGCAAGTTATAGATGGAGTATCTAGATTTGCTGCAGCACAACCATGCGTAAAACAATATCTGATGGGGCATGTTAGATCTCAGTTTAGACAGATCTCTTCAGGAGACTGGGCAACTGCTATGTTACTTCCAGTTGAACGATTTGTTGGTGCAAACAAACAAGAAATTTGGTCTGAATCGACCAAAATAATTAGAAAGGCATAGAATGGCATTAAATTTACCATTTGGCACTAAAGATACTAAACGAGAAAATAATCCAAAGGCTAAACCTATACAAAACTTTGTTGCTCAGGTTAAAACTGGTGGTATCGCTAGAACAAACAGATATGCAGTAAACATTACTAAAGTTCCTGGATGGAGTAATACTTCAACACAAAATATTTTATTGTTTTGTGATCAAGCGCAACTTCCAGGTGCTAATTATTCAACAGTTCAGAATAGAGTCTTCGGTGAATTCCGTGAAGTTCCATATGAGAAACTATATGATAGTTTATCTCTTTCTTTTTATGTTGATACAGAAATGAAAGTTAAAGAAATGTTTGATGACTGGATGAATGTTATTTCTAATCCAAACACCAGAACATATGGTTACTATAACGACTATACAACTCAAATTGATATTGAAGTTCAAGATATTAATGACAAAAAGAGATATCAATTAAAATTATCTGAATGTTATCCTAAAAATATAGGAACAATTCAGTTGGATTATGCTTCCAAAGATATCATGAAGTTAACAGTTCAAATGCAATATAAAAATTGGACTGCAACTCCAGTATCTGAACTTCCAAATGAACAAGTTATATCAACAAGTTTGATTGATAAATTTACAAGTAACTTTACTGGATTTCAAGAGAGTCTGAATAAGACTTTGGGTGGAGCAGGTAACTTTGTTACTGGTGCTGTGTTGAGTTATGGTGTGACTAGATTACCAAGTCTATTGAAATTTTAAGAAATAAATACAGTTAGGATTGTATAATGAAAATTGATGATAGTTTGTCTGAGGTGTTTGATATAGAACCAATGACAAAAAATGAAGTGATTACAAAACAAGGGGAAGTCATAATCCCATCGAATAATAAGATTGAAGATGACTTTGAAATATCTCGAAACAATCTTCGTATTTTATTACAGCAAGGACAGGAAGCACTACAGAAGTCACTTGATGTGGCTATGCAGTCTGAGCATCCAAGAGCATTTGAAGTTGTTGGAAATCTAATGAAACAGTTGGCTGATATAAACCAACAGTTATTGGATCTACATCAACAGAAGCAAAAACTAGATGCACCGAAAGAAGGGTCTAGAAAAGAAGTGACGAATAACAATGTTATCTTTACAGGTAGCACTGCTGAATTGAATAAGTTAATCAAGAATATGTCTAAAGGAGAATAATTATGGCTTTGCCAATTATGAATACGCCAACCTATACAATGGTTGTGCCGTCAAGTGGAGCGACAGTAAGATATCGTCCATTCCTCGTTAAAGAGGAAAAAGCACTTTTGATTGCTCAGCAATCCGAAGATGTAGTAACAATGATTGAAACCCTAAAGGGAATCGTTAAGACTTGCGTGCAAGATAAAATTGATGTTGAGAAATTAGCAACATTTGATCTAGAGTATATGTTTACTCAGATCCGTGGTAAGTCTGTTGGTGAAAATGTTGATTTAACATTCTCCTGTGATTTAGATCATGGTGAACAGAATGAAAAAGCCAAAGCAACTGTTCGTGTTGATTTATCCACAATAACAGTTGAAAAGGGTGAGGGACATACAAACAATATTGCGTTATTTAATGATGTTGGTGTAGTGATGAAATATCCTACAGTTGATGTTATTAAAAAGTTAGAAGGTTTTGATACTAATGACTTAGATACAGTCTTTGATATTATGGCTTTATCTATTGATTACATTTATGATGGTGAAGAACTATTTTATGCTAAAGAAAGCACTAAACAAGAATTATTAGCGTTTATTGAAAATTTAACTTCAGACCAGTTCTTAAAAATTCAACAATTCTTTGAGACAATGCCGAAAGTTAGAAAACACATTGAATATGATTGCCCTGTATGTAGCAGACATCATATTAAGGTATTGGAGGGACTCCAAAGTTTTTTTTAGTATTGCTCAGTCATGAATCGCTCGAGAACTATTATAAAATGAATTTTGCGATGATGCAGTACCACAAATACTCTTTGGCTGAGTTAGAAGAAATGATACCTTTCGAACGAGAAGTATATGTCTTCATGTTAATCCAATATCTTGAAGAAGAAAAGAAAAGAATCGAATCCAAAAAGAGGATGTAATAGATGGCAAAACGAAACAGTAAAAATCAGCCACCAGTAGTTAATGTTAGCACAACAACTAATGTTAATGCATGGGACAGTGCTGCCTTTTCAAAGTTACTTTCAGAACAGGCAAAGGCTAATGAAACTGCCATCAAACAATTAGAGTCTTCTATGGCTCAGGCTGGCGCAAACCAGCAACAGTTGGCTGAACAAATTGCTCAGTCGGCTATGATGAAAGATATTAAAGAAGCATTGATTGCTCAACTACAAGACAAACAGTTTAATGAAGCAAAATTAGAAGCCATTAAACTGAAAGATCAAGAAAAGTTAAAGATCAAAGAAGCCAACGATGCTCTAAAAGAGAATCTACAACTTCGTAAGGAAGAAGTCAAAGCAATCGCCAATATCGCAAAAGGTATGCAGACTTTTGAAACGATGGGTGATAAATTTAGAGATATGGGTAAGAAACTAAAGGATAACTTTGGTTCAATGTCTGCTCTTAAAGTTACTGCTCTTAAGGCATTTAATGTTGGTGGTATCTTCAATAAGTCTATCGCTAAAGAGAAGTTCATCCAAACTCAACGTAAACTTGGTTCTGAAGACGATCGCAAAACTCTTGGAACTAAATTTGAATCTGCAAATAAAACAGCAAAAGAAATTAAACGAAATGAGTCAGAGTTATCTCAGTTTAAGAAAGATACTGGGATGTCTGAAGCCGATCTTTCAAAGACCAAAGAAGGTAAACGACTTCTAAGTAAACGTGACGACTTATCCAATGAATATGCCAAGAGTGATCTTAAAGCAGGATTGGTTAAACGAGATTCTTCTAGTTTAACAGATTCAGTAGTTAAGAAAGAATCTCCTACTCAACAATTTGCTGATTCAGGTGCAAATGAAGAGCGAGAACTAGAACAAGCCAAACACGAAGAAAAGATGGACGATCTTTTGATTAAGATTGAACAGAATACTCGTGGCGATTCTCCTGCGCAAAAGGCAAAACCTGCTGAAGAAAGTGGTGGTGATTCTGGTGGAGGTGGTAAGTTTGGTAAGGCACTTGAAGGAATGAAGAAATTCGGTATTGGTTTAATTGCCATTGCTGGTGCTCTTTGGGTTGCTTCTAAAGCATTCGAAAACTTTGGTAATATTGAATGGGAATCTATCGGTAAGGGTATGGTTGCTCTTGGTGGATTAGTCATTGCTGCACTGGCTTTAGATAAAGTTAAGGGTAACATTATTGCTGGTGCTGCAGCACTGGGTATTCTTGCTTTGGCAACATGGGGTATCGGTGCTGCGCTTGGAACATTCGCTGAATTAGACTGGGAAACAATCGCTAAAGGTATGGCTGCAGTTGCTGGTCTTGGAGTTATCGGTGCTATTGCTGGTACTGCTGCACCATTAATCTTTACTGGTGCTCTTGCTTTAGGTGCAATGGGTGCTGCACTTTGGGTTATTGGTGAAGCAATGCAGGCAGTTGGTAAAGGTTTTGCCGAGATGACTGCTGGAATAGAGACACTTGGCAAACTAGATGGTAACAATCTTCTTATGGTTGGTGCTGGTCTTGCAGCTATTGGTGCAGGCATGGCAGTGTTCGGTGCTGGAACAGCTGCAGCTGGTATCGGTAATCTAGTTGGTGGATTCTTAAATCTAGTCACTCCTGGAAAATCTCCAGTTGAACAGATTATGATGATGGGTGAACGTGGACAAGATATCAAAGCAGCTGGTGATGGTGTTATGGCTTTGGCAACTGGTCTGGGTAAATTCTCGTCAATTGATACTAAAACAATTAAGGCAATCTCTGAACTTCCGATTGACAAAATTGCAGCAATGGGTGCAGCGTTACGTCCAGCTGGTGCAGTTGAAGGTGGATCTAGAGCAAATGCTGATGCCAGTGCTACTGCTGGCGGAGGTGGTGGTAATAAGACCAATGTGGTCAATGCTCCAGTCACTAATAACTCTAGTACTAATCAAGTTATTAAGTCTCCGATTCGAAATCAAGAATCATCTCAATCTAGATACATACAAACTAGATACGCATAAAAAATGGGATCATAAAGATCCCATTTTCATTTCTAACCTAAAGATTAATCTTCTTTAGCAATCTTCTCAAAATAAGACATAACATCATCATCGTCTTCTTCTATCGCCTTAGGTGCTGGCGCAGGTTTAGAAGCGATCTTTGGTGCAGATGCTACTGGACGATCTTCATCTTCAGCGATCTGTGCAGCAGACTTGCTAGCAAAAGAATCACCAGATAAAACCTCATTGAGTTTCTTCTTCAACTCATCATAAGACTTAAAGTTCTTACGATCTGTAAACTCAGCCAACTTGACTTGAGCAGAAGCGATCTTAACGATCTCATCATCAGAACCAATTGCTGATGGCTCCATAAATGCAGACTCATCATAGTTTGCGTAACCATCTTTCTTACGCATACGGAGTTTGAAGTTTGCACCTTCCCAGAAGTCAAACACATTGACTGGTTTTTCATCTTCAAATGTTGGACGTGCTTTGTCCATGATCTTATCAAAGATTTTCTTGCCAAATTTCCACAAGAATACTTTACCTTCATTCTCTGGGTGCTTTGGATCAGACACAATAAGAATGTTGGCAGTAAAAGAAAGACGACGCTTTTGTTTACGTGCGATTTCTTTGTTTGCTTCAGAACCAGAGTTCCAAAGTTGGGTATTTAACTCACCCACTGGATCGTTCTCACCAAGAGTTGTTAGTGAGTTTTCGATATACCACTTACCAGTTGGTCCTTGAAAGCCATGAGAAAAGATACGAACCCATGGGAGTTCATCACCTTCTACACGTGGCAAGAAACGGATAGTGGCTGTGCCATTACCTGCTTTGTCACCTTCTAATCGCCAAAAGCGATCATCGGTAAAAGATTTTGTTTCGGATTGGGGATTTGCGACTTTTTCGAATGCATTAGAGATTGCACCAAAGTCTGAGTTGCGCATTTTGCGTAGTGATTGAATATCCATCGTATTTCCTTTGTATTAAATGTATGTTAAGTATTTTTAGTATCTGTAGTTTCATCTATGTCAAACTCATCATCTGAGTCATCATAATCTTCTTCAACATAACTATTTATCGTTCTCATTCCACCAGTTTTTTTACCGTTTGAATGTTTGGCAGGTTTCCCTAAACGATTACCAAATTCTGTGTCATCAAAACTTCTTGATGACTTATGATATGTCCTGCCCATATTACTCTGCAATTTCTTCCTTAAAATGACTGAAGATTTTGCCAATCTTTATTTTATCGTATTTCACGAATCCAGTCAACTTTTTAATTCTTCGCATCTCATCTTCCCAAATGTATCTTACAGATGGATGAGTTACCCAGTCGTCAAGCATTCCAGTCATATCGTCTATAATATTTAATGTTTCTATTGCAATTTTACCACCAACGAATAATTTTAATGCTACAGGATATTCGTTTTCTGTAAATTGAAATATTGCAGTGGGTTTCAACTTGTTTAATTCAATGTGTGTTATTAGTGATGCCAAATCATCAACGAAAATCTTAGTCATCGATTGTTTTCGTTTCTGCCATTGTAAATAATTGTCTTCTGCTTCTTGTCCAGCATAAATTGCTTGGTCATTACCATATGCAAAGTTGGATACAAAAAACTGTATGATATCTTTATCATCTGGTCGTTTGTTCGCTAACTTCTCAAATATGTATCTATCATTACGAGCATTAAATGCCTCACGAGTACCACGAACACTACCTCTGTTCTCAAAAACATTAAATCTGTCTGTGGTAAAGTGAAGTTTAATTGCTAGGTAATAACGATATGCCTTAAATCCATCCATTACACATCCAGTTGTGCTTGCTTTGGTAAGTAGTTTAAATCACGAAAATTCATTTCAATTTTATCTTTCAGAGACTTGTTAATCAACTTCGATACATCTTCTGGCTCTAGATAGTTTTCTTTACAATATTCAAGAACAGCATCCATATATGTCATTTTGCTATCACGAACCATCTGCTCTATGTGAAGAGAGAATTCGTTTGCAGTTTTAAACATTTCGTTCCTTGTTAATCCAGTACTGAGTTGCTTTAAGTTCATGATCTACCTTTTCATATTCTTTGAGTTTATTTTTATAGAGTTTCCAAACAGGTGTATCCGTTCTATCAGGATCCATCTGTCTTTCAAACTTCTCAAGGAACATAGAGAAGAATTTATCTAATTTCATCTTTTGGACTTGTAAGTCACTATACTTCTCGTTCAGCGTCATAATATATTATACCTTATTTGTCATTGCAAGACAAGTTAATCATGTTGCCACCATAGAATGCAACATCCATGATAAGTGCATCGTTTTCATCCTGTAATTTAGCAATCTTTTCTTTCATGCATTGCATTTCTTTATAGTGTTGATTGCGGAGAATTTCTATCTCTGCTTCTTTTTCAGAACACTTAACACAAAATTCAGCCATTGTTATCTCCTCATTGTTGCAATAGCAACTGCTTCTTCATCACTAAAAATTGGAACTGCATTACTTTTATGCATCGTGCCAATACCTTTAACCTTAGTACCTGTATAAACAGGGTTTGGTTTCTTAACACAAGGAGCACCTGTGAATGGAAGACTTGGAATCTTAGGTGTCTCACGACAAGCAGGTGTACCAAGTGAGTATACATCACTGAGTGATTGCTTTTTAGGAGTAATCGTCTTTGTGGCATACTTCTTTAGCATGGTTTCCCATGACGACTGCAACTCTCGTTGTTTTGCAGTCGGTTTCTTTTTCTTGGACTTTCCAAGTGATGTATGTAAAAATTGCATAATATAATTATACCTTAAATATCATTTAATGTCAACTGGTATTTGTCATACCATTTATGTCTATCACTACCGAAAGACATGCTGTGTTTATCATTCTTCCAACATGGTTTCCAAATCTTTGCTGGAAACAAAAATATACGAATATAATTATGATCTGTTGGTTTCAATTCATCATCGCAAACGAAAACCATCAAATCACAAGACTTTGATTTTAGATTGGACATATTCGCACTTGCAGTGGGATTACCATTTTTACTGGGAGTACGATTCAAAAATGACCATTTTATTTCTAATTTTTTATTTCCTTTGCGAGTATCAAACCCAACTGCATCTACTAGTTGATGACCAAGTAAATATGCACCAACATATTCTGCAAGTTTATCAATAGGAATACCCATGCATTTTTTAAGATAATCTCTGATTGGTTTATGTTCAACCATCGAGATTAGTGCTTTGGTTGCAACGACTGTTTTATTTGTGCGAAAGATTACTTCTTTCGTAGCGAGTTCATTTAATGTCATGATTACACCACGAAACCAGTAGTATCTTTCTTTGCTTTACCCTTTGCTTTCAATCCAACAATAACACCCTTTGGATCTAAGAAACGAAGATCAGTCTCGTCGCCATTGATAACTGGTCGCCCGAGATATGTTTCTGGCACTTTGTGAAATACAGCTGCAACATTCATACCATTTGACAATGCAATACGAACATCCATATCGTTGCCATCTGCTTTGGAGAAAGTCAGGTGATAGTTAGGGATATGTGCAACTTTGCGATTGTTGATTTTGGTATAGTCGTAAAATTGCACTTCTGGGAACATTTGGAAAATGTTCTTGCCATTTGCAACTTCATATTTCTCCCATGCGAGATCTGAAGTACCATTCAAACGAAAGACTGGAATGAGTCCTTGTTTTTCTGCTTTGGTTTTTGTTTTGATAATCTCAACAGTCAACTCATTGAGGAATGCTTGACGATTTTCGAAGAATGCTTTGGTCTTACGAATTCGTGCTTGCTGAATCACATTAGTGGATTCACCTTTTTTGAAGATGCCACCACGACCAGCAGTGTTCAAACATGCAAGTGTACATCCAGCTGTTCGCTTAGGACACACTTCTTTACCTGATAAATCAGCAGGTGCAAAGTGTAACACTGAAGATAAGTAACCCTTCTTCAGACCCTTTAACAACTTTGGATTGCCAACTGTAAGTAAACCCATTTTTAACTTCCTTTTCAACGATAATAGAGATATTATACGCTAATTCGGAATTAAAGACAACCCCCTAGAACACGTGTATCCTAGAGGATCGGTTTAGTAAGTAACTACTTACTTAGAGGATTTTGGGGTAGAAAACCCTTGATGAGACGATCCGTATGCTACACAAACCATATCTGATTGGGTTGCATAGGCACAGCGAACTGCAACAGGATCAATTCCTTTTACAATCGCTGATTCTACATTTCTCTCAACTGATTTCAACTCACTATACTGATAGAAAGTAATAGAGCAAATAAGTGTTACAATTGCAAGAGTAACACAACTAACAAAAACATTATCATTCATAATTATCCCCTTTAATTTACCAAGATCCATCATCTAAGACAGCCCTAATCCAAAATGGTCCAAAATAAACAGATGCCAGATATCCGTTTGGATCTGTATCAGTTGGTCCAGTTTTTTCTACTCGAAATTCCCAGTGGTAAGGATTCAAAACAAACCCTATCCAGATTCCAGAAAATTTTACATAATCAAGAAAGTTCTTTAACTTCATCGCATAGTCCTAATTTTTTGGCTTCAAGAGGACTGAGCCAAATATCTTGAGGTGGTAATAATACCTCTCTGATTTTTGATTCAGCAAGACCAGTAGACTTTTTATAATGAGTGATCATTTTTTTAGTCGTTAAGTCAAACTCTTTTACCGTTGCGAATAATTCGTGTTCTTTACCAAAAGCACCCCAAGTGTATTGATGGGAGAGTATAGAAGTATTCGGTGTGAGAATACGATGCCCTTTGTCACCAGCAAGAAAGATCATTAATCCTGCCGAAGCAATTTGTCCTAAACCAATTGTGCGAATAGGGATTGCTGAACCTCTCATAGTATCGATAACTGCAAATGCAGCGTTCAAGTCACCACCTGGAGAACAGATAATCAGATTGAGTAAATCTGGTCGTTCTTCAGTAAAGTTTGCTTCAAAGATCCATTCAACTAAAGTCTTTGCAGACTGTAATGATATTTCTTCCATAAGGAGATAAAACGAGTGTGCTGAATCGTCTCCGCTATCTTTAAGTTGAATGTTCAGTTTGTTCATCATATTAAATACCATCTCTCTGTTTATAAAAAATATGTCTGCCGATTACTGCAGTTCGTTCAAGTTTCCATCGTGGATTAACATAATCCGCATGATAAAATAATGCACCTTCTGTCATGTCGTGCATCTTTTCATAGTTAGCATACACCAGCAATGCAATATCTCTTGCTTGCATGTATACTGAATTGTTCTGTATTGTTTTGTGCTCACAGAACCAAGTGAACTGACAGGTTGATTTTACCTTTTGTTTCACTACAGAGCAAATATCTTTTGGAAATTGTGGATCTTGCACTCTGTTCAATGTTACCATTGCAACAGCGATCTTTCCGTCTCGTGGTTCAAATCCTGCTTCATAATAAATGTTTTCTGCCAAACAGTCAACTTGCGTTCTGGCTTCTGGTGTCAGTTGTGTATATGTTACACCGATAATCTTTTCTTTTGAAAAACCTGTGCATAGTAATAATGTTATGCTTATTAAAAATATTGCTGCTAAACTGTATAATCGTTTATGCATATTGATCTCCTTAAAACAGTTAAGGATTGCAGAGTGTGTGAACCCTACAATCCAATTCCCTATCAGGTGGACTTTTTGCTAATAGTCTTTGTATCTAGTGGGATGTTTGAAACAAAACCATTTAGGGTCTGAGCCTTTGCAATGATTTCCGCTTCTGATGGATAAGTTGGGAATCCTGGATGTTCAGGTAACTCTCCACCATTGATTTTAGCAATTTCTAGTTTGGCATGCCAACTATTGCTAATAACCTCACGCTTACCATAATAATCATCGTTTAACATGTCTTTTGCCATTTTTAGTAGTTCAAGACGGATTTCGAATGGTGTCATATTTGACATAAAATACTCCTTTGTGTTGTGTTTGTGTAATGATGGTTTTATTGGGTTCCATCAACCCACTGTATAATTATTTAGGAATTATTTCTTTGCTGGTTCAGCTTTTTTGTCATCCTTCTTCTCTACTTTTTTAGGAGTAGGTTTTTCACCTTTTGGTGGAGGAGGACAATTTCCTTTTTTATCTTTAGTTACGCAATTTGCTTCTACTTTCTTTTCTTCTTTCTTTGCTGGCTCTGCTGCAAAGATAGACGCTGTAAATGCTAACAATACTACTGCGATCAATGATTTCATAGAAATCTCCTTAAATTAAACTACCACTTCGTCATCCTTAAGCAATCCAGATCTATACAATAGGTATAGAGGGTCTTGCATCCAGCTTCGACTTATTCAAACACTGCGATGATAAATTCTTCTTTAATCATCGCTCTCTGCACATCACCAATTTTTACTGGAGATGCCTTTGACCAATCCAACAAAACAACATCATCGATTTTAACATCAGTCACATCTGGACCAATTGCGAGTACTGTGGCTTTGGCTGTCATGCCAGTACCACGAGTACCCTCAATAATAATGCCAGACTCAGTTGTGTCATCTTTTTTATTCTCAGCGACCAATACTTGCGTCTTTAATGGCAAAATGTTCATTAGAATGAATATTTCAAACCAGCAATGATAGTGCTACCATCTAAAGAACTAACTTTAGATTGTCCTGCTTGATAACGATAATCAGCAGTAAGAGCAACTTGTTTGCTTAGTGGATAAGAAACACCTGCACCAACTAATGCTGCATAGCCATCAGTTGTATTCTTTTGATCTAAGTAGGCAACTCCACCCTTAACTGCAATGGTTGCTGCACCAACTTTGGTAACATCATAAGAAGCAACTAAACTATACTTGTTCATATCAATTCCAGATTTGTATTGATCAAAGCCAGCTGTAATGCCTACTTTGTCATACTTCTGTCCAATTGTAATACCATAACCAGTACGATCTGTATTGGCAGTATCACGACTTGCATTAATACCTAGTTCAACTGCTTGTGCACCCATCGATGCCATTAATGCTGTTACTAAAATAACTTTTTTCATGTAATTCCCTTTTTAAAATAATGTGATAGGTTATTCTGTTACGAGGAAACCTATCGAAACCCTAAGCAGTGTTTAGGCTGCTAATGCGAACTGTGCGTCGTTTGCGTTTACGGTTTTTTACTTTTTACGACTCTCTGTGTCGTGCTGTCCACTTGTGTACTTGTTGCCCTGTCGAAACCTAGTCACCCCCATCAGAAGTACACCCATTAGAGCCCATAAAATGGTTTCTTTCATCTAACACATGCACTTCTGGTGGAGGTGGGGAGAATCGAACTCCCGTCCAGAACACTTTTCTCTTTGCTTCATACAGCAATAACCTACATTATACCTTGTATTTAGTTACAAGTCAAATGTTTTTTAAATTCTTATAGTCTAATCGCAGTTTTTTAAAACCACCAATCCAATTGTCTCGTTTCTCGATAAACCATCTTGGATCGTCACTATCAACTGCCATAATAATTACAAGTCTTCCAATAGGAATACCAGTTCGTTCTTCAAATGCTACTGCATATGCTGCAGTCTGCATAAAGTAGTTATGGATATCATCTCTATCTTTTGGTTTACTAGATGTCTTAAAATCTATAACCGAAAGTTTACCTTGGAACTCTGCGATACAGTCAACTGTTCCTGCGACTTGTAAATGGTCAGACCATAGTGGAGTCTCCAAGCAGTGGATGTTGTCGATTTGGTCGAGGAGTGGTCGGATTGAGTTGAACATCTCTGCATCAAACATATCTGGCTCAACATGCTCTCCAAGGAGAAAGTCTTCACAGTGTTGATGGATTCTTGTACCTCTGGAACTGGCTTTTGCGGAGACTCGGTTTGCTTCTGCTTCTCCGACTCTTTTTCGCCACTCCAGGATTCCCTTTGCTGAGTGCAATCCTGTAACTGTCGTAACGGAGGGATAGGATTTACCCGATGGGGTTTTATATAACCTTGTACCATCGGGTTTTGTGTCACGTTCAAGTTTGCCGAAATCATGATGTATAAATGTTTTCACTTTAGACTGAGAAACTGCTTCCACATCCACAGGTTGATTTTGCGTTTGGGTTTGATATAACAAATTGAGATCCTTTTAATTTATCACTAGTAAAATCTATAGTAGCGTTGTCAAAATACTGCATACTCATGGCATCAACTACAAGATTGTCAATAACGAAGTCATCTTCTTCTTTATCTGCTTCAAGTGTAAACCCATAATTAAAACCAGAGCAACCACCACCAGTGATGAATGCTCTTACATATTTCATCGATACATCATCCATTAGGATCTCATCGAGTTGTTTCTTTGCGGATTCTGTTACGGTAATCATACGCACGCACACTTTAGTTGATAGTCGTTTATTGCTGCTTTGATGGCATCTTCAGCAAGGATGCTACAATGGATTTTGACTGGGGGCAATGCGAGTTCTTGAGCAATGTCTGAATTTTTAATAACTGCTGCTTGCTCCAATGTCTTGCCTTTAACCCATTCGGTAACAAGAGAGGAACTTGCAATAGCAGATCCACATCCATATGTTTTGAATTTTGCATCGGTAATAATTCCATCTTCAACTTTAATCTGCAACTTCATCACGTCACCACACGCAGGTGCACCAACCATTCCAGTACCAACCGATGGATCGTTTTTATCCAAAGAACCCACATTACGTGGATTCTCATAGTGGTCGATAACTTTATCGGAATAAGCCATTACTTTTTAGCAATCATCGATTGAATTTTTTCTTGAATAATTTTTGCCCAGAAAGGTTGTGGAAAATTCCAACCAACAAATGCACCAAGTGCTATCCAAAATAGAGTGTCTAACATTTTATTTCTCCTAGTTATACAAGTAAGTGTATTGCTTCATTGTAGTGTTTGATACGATCTTCCAAGCCGATGTAACCACCATTAATCTTTTTAGTCATTAGTTTAATGTCACCAGCATCTGCCTGAACATTCAACTTGTTTTTATTCCAGAACCAAATTGCTGACATAAGAGCAAAGTCACGATCCGATGTAACCCAGTCTGGATTCTCAAATAGATTTTCCCAGTCGTCAAACATATCCTTGGCAAATGCTCTGTAGTTATCTTTTCCAGTCAGCTGAATTGGTCCACGACCACGATACTTATATCCATCACCACTTTCTGGTGTACCATTACCCATACGATTTGCATAAATCTTGTTGGCAATCAACTCTGGCTTGCGAGCATACGGAGTAGCTGATTCGATTGTAGGAAAATACTTCTTAAAGATACCATTCAATCCTTGTGCGGAATAGTTTAGGTTTTCTTCGAATACTGTCCAACCACCTGACTCATGACCACACTGTGCAAGGAATGCTGCAACACGATGTGGTGTATCAATCTCATATGTAGGAAATACGTTGTTCATTGACTCTGCCCAAGACGCTGGGTCTTGTGCTCTTGGAAATAAGTGTGCAAATTGTTCTGCTGTAATCATTTGTTCTCCATGTCTTCTATTTTTAGTTTGGCAAGGATATAATCTTTAACCAAAGACGATCGAACGATGTCATCAGGAGTGAATTCAATCTTAGTGAAAGCACCCATATGCATGGCAATATCAAAGAATTTTAGAATACCAGACATATCGTTCTTTTTCTTATTTAGGTCAGTCTGACGGTAATCTCCACACCAGATAATCTTTGACATATGACCAACACGAGTCATAACTGTGTCGATTTCTTCAAAGGTCAAGTTTTGCATCTCGTCCACGATAATGATTGCATTATCAAAAGACATACCACGAATAAATGAGGTAGAGATAAACTCAATGTGGTGCTGTTCTTCTAATCTATCCCATGCGTCTTTGCGACCGAATAGTGTCTCGCAGATTTGACGATATGGTTGTTGATAGATTTCCATTTTCTCATTTACATCTCCTGGAAGATGACCAATCTCACGAGATTGAACTGCAGAACGAACTACAATAATCTTATTGAATGGATTTGCTTTATCAAGGACTTCTTCGATTGCTTTATAAAGAGCAATGAATGTTTTACCTGTTCCAGCGACACCATGAAGTGCCACAAAATAATCACCACGCTTGTATGCGTCAAAGAATTTCTTCTGATTGTCTGTTAATGGTTGGAATGTCTTTAAGTTGTCTAATCGGATTCTTAATTGATTACTGGCAATTGGTTTCGTTTCACGCTCTTCATTATTATTGATGTCTATTACTTTTTTAGCAGCTGATGCACGAGCCATTGAAATTCCTTAAATTTGGGATGATGTTTTATCTAATTGACTTCCTGGAGTTAGAGAATGGATTCTTTGTAGCACCTCCTTAAAACCTGTATCTTTTTTAATGGTGATATGATCCCCAGCAAATGCAGGTGCACTTGTAATAATAGATTCCAAATGGGGATTGTCTAGTAGATATTGATCACGAGCAGCAATGCGCATGATCTCATCATGAATTTCGCCTGTTTCTCTATTTCTAAAACTATATGTTGGCATAATGTCTCCTCACAACTCTATTTAGTGGCGGAATTCTTTCTATTACAGTAAACATTGCCAGCAACGGAAATTCTGTATTCGTCAGAGGTAAAAAATGGATAAACACAGTGCATTAACTTGGAAGGGAACAACATCATGGTGTTTTCGTAACTTTCATCAACAGGAACATAGTGATTACTGATGCCACCAAGAATTCCAGTGTAAGAAAACTGGAAATGACCTGGAACATTGTTATTTGAGTTAATTCCTGGAGATGCAGCCAACTCATCTCTCATTTTAAATGGAACTTTCGTGTAGATAACGAAAGACATGAACCCATCATGATTATGAAGTGGGTTAAACTCATTTTTTGCTTGAAAATTCACCCAAAGTGAGTTCAAACTAAACTCTACTTCGTCTCTTGTGAGAAATGAGTCTTTAAGAAAGTTGAAAAACTCAACATACTCTTCAACTTGTGGTAAAATTAGTGTTTCTGCATGTTTCATTGATTTTGGCAGTGCAAATTCTCTTTTTAGGTTGCCACTGAGACGAGTATTCCATTGCTGTGGTTGATGCATGTCAAAGTCTGCTTGAATTTCATCAATTTCATCACGAATTGGTTGTAATTCTTTATCAGTAAAGATATGTTCAATAAATCCGTAATTATTAAATGTATTTAAACTCATTATGCGGGAACCATTCTAAATTTTATTTTATCGTTTTGTTTTTGATACACTGCTTTGTGATTTCTATCTTTCCACTCACAAACATACCACTCTGGGATTGGTCTATTTGTCCAAACAGCAAATGGTTGTTTGTCATTAATGTAATAATTGTGATATGCTTGTATAGAATCAGTCGGAACTTTATAATCTTCAGGCATACACTGTGGCATTGGAGTCATACCATCAAATTTTATGTTTGTTGGTAAAGTATCAAGAAAAGGAATTAATCTTTCAGCAACATGGTGTTTGCCATAGCGGAAAGTATATTCTTTCATGAGATCTCGCCACAAAGAGTACAACCACATATAGTTGCGAGAAGTTTCACGACACCAGATGCCTGATGGATGTTTCATATGTGACGCAAGATATAAATTATCTTCACGTTCATCATCTAATTTCCATCGCATTGCTTTGCGACCAGAAATAGACTTACCTTCATACTCATATCCGTCAAGAAGACGATGAGCAGTAGACAAAAGTTGTGCGTATTCTAGAATCATCTTAACGACATGTTTGTCAAGATGTTGTTTTGCGCATTCTTTAGTATCTTCGTGAAGATAAAATATATTCACTGAGTAAGCATCCTTATTAAACCAAATGTATCTATGGAAGTAAGCAAGATGTAGTTAGCAAGCATGCCAAATGATTTCCTAGTCCAACTAGCCCAAGCATACATAGCACAACCACTAATCCAGACAGGGTATAATAGAATAAGAGGAGGATTAGGGACTGTGACTGCCATTGTGATACTACAGCCAATACTAACAGCCCAAGCGCAGAGCTCAACAAAAAAGCGAAGTCGATTAGAAGAGTAGTCATCACGTATCCATTGTAAAGTTGGTCCAAAAATATCAAGCATAAGATCCCATTGAGTCAAAACCAAATTTTAATGCATGTAATCCGTTGATTCCACGAATCACATCATGAATTTGTTGAATAGAATCAGAAGATTTTGTGTGGAGAATACCATGACCACCTTTAACATTAAACGGATTAATACAACCAGTAGAATCATCAACTAAAATTGATCTATCATGCGCAAAATTGGCTTTTTCTTGTTTTGCTCGAACAAAATTGGCTTTGTAAGGAATGTTATGCTTGTGTAACCAGTATAACTTCTGTGTTTTTGCTTCATGACCTTGTAATTCGTCATAAGTGCCCATTGAAGTAAGAATTTCAATGTTGATATCCTTGAGTTTAGCAACATAATCAAGCAAAACATGAGCATCATGCATAAATTCTAAGTCTTCAAAGATTTTATGCATGAAAACTGCCTCACGAAACTTCTTTCGGTCTGCTTTATCAGGGTCAATAGCACGATATGCCTTGTCAAAGTTGCAAAGCACACCATCCATGTCTAAGTATAATGTAATCATAATGTAATTATACCTCAAAAATCAATTTAAGGCAAGTGTTTTTTTGTAAATTTGCTCAAATCAGGTGGAGTCCAGCCCTCTGGCTTCAAAATCTTACCATCTTCACGACGAATAACCTTGCGAGTAGTGGGATCAACCTTTGCCATGTTGCTTCGAAGCACTGCATCCCATGCTTTTTGAACATCGTAACCCTTCATGTGACAAAATCCAAGTGTTACCCAGATTAAATCCATGCAACCATCAAGCATTTCAACATCATCATGATTCCAATGAGCATCAACGAACTCTTTGAACTCTTCTTCCATGAGAGATCTGTATAATGCAGCGTTTTCAGGTGATGGTTTTTGATCACATGCTTGTTGAAACATTAGTACATCAAGTGGCATTCCCATTATTTGTTCCTTTCGGTGTCGAAATAGTATTTTGACTTACCCATTGGTAAATCTTGTTCGTCATATAACTCTGGTGTAGACCATTCTTCAGTATTCCACTCTTCTTCGGGTTCCCATTCTGGCTCAGTTTCGAAATCATTGACAAAGTCGAGATTACCATCAAATACAAAACCTGCTCCTTTTAGAAACAATTCAATTTCTGACAGAACTTCTGGTAAATAATCTGCAGTAAACTCACGAGTGGTTGTTGAACCACCAAACTCATCTTCAGCTATTAAAGTATATTTCATTAGTCTTGCTCCATAAGTGACCATTGTAGTCGTTTAATTTCATCTTTCAAATTTGAGTTTTCGTACTCAAGTTCGTTGACACGTTGCATTAAAGTAAGAATTGCTTCTTCTTTATCATTCAGTGGTATTAGTTGATGGTTCATTTTCTATTTTCTTTATTGACCAAGTGCCATTCTTATTATCTATCCACTCGAGTGTATCACCAATCTGCCAACCAGCAGATTCCATAATCTCATCGGTGAGTGGAAGAACTAAATCTCCACTACCATCGTCTGCTTCCTCAACTGTAATTGTCCATGTCGTAGGTTTATTCATAGTTAATCTCCAACCAGTTAGTTTCTTCAGGTAATACTTCAATTGTAACACCATTATCAAGTGCTTTGGTTACCATATTCTCAAGAACACCAAAACCATAACTGCTAGCACCATAATGTGCCTTATGACAAACATAGGTAGAACCACTGTTTCCGTCAAACATGAAGCAATGACCATCTTCATATGCTCTTGTGATACCACTGTTTAGTTTCCAAGAATCTGAACCAAGATAACCACCATACCAACAAGCAAAAACTTTATGGACTGGATATGCAACTGGTCCAGTAATTTTAACAATCATCCATCTGTCTGGAGTGTAATCACTCATATTAAACCTCTACGAATTTCAATTCAAAACGATCTGCACGATCTTCGTAGTTGATATAACCACGAGGATTACAAACAACACGACAACCCTTAATCATGTAGTCAAAGTCTTCATGAGTATGACCATGAGTCCACAACTTAATTCCTGGACGATCCATGATAAATTGATCTAACTTGGAATTGTAAGCACCATTCATGAGTTGATCTTTTTTATAACGTGGATGCTCAGAAAGTTTGCTTGGAGCATGATGCCCAACTACAATGGTAGTCATCCATGGAGGAGTCATATTGTAATTAGTCTCAATAAACTTCAACATTGCTTTGTGGTCTTCCACAGCATCCTGCGGAGACAGGTATGCTTCACGAGTCTTGAAGACTGCATGATACATTGGCTTACCTTCAGCATCTTTCTTGTGATCACCATTCTCGTCAAGAGTTGGTTCCTGTGTTCTGAAGTTTACAGTCCTAAGACTATTTTTACAGATCTGAAAATCATTCATACGACGAGAAACATGATTCATAGTCATTTCATCTTCGGCATTCATGTCAGTCCAAAGAGTGCCACCCAGAAAGACATAATCTCCAAGAGTGAATACTTCTTTGTCAAGAACATGAATATTTGGTAGATGCTTTAGTGCATCTTTTAGAATGCTTGCAGAAGTAGCATAGTCACCATGGTAATGTTCGTGATTACCCATAACATAAACCACATGAGGAAAGTTACGAGAGCAAGCAGTAAAAAACTCAAGATACCTATCAGTTTTAGCAGAAGATAAAATACTATCGGTAACCCTAAGGTCAACAGCAGTACAAATATCACCAGATAAAATAAGGACTTCAGCATTCTGTGTGTTCTCTAATTCCAGTTGTCCGAATTCTAGATGGACGTCTGAACATATTGCAATTTTCATTGTAGTGTCCTTTCATTATCAGCAGGTCTTTTCAAAATTGCTGAGTTCATAATTTTATTAAAATCATCATGACTTTCAAACTCTTGATTCATCCTCACAAGACGTGCAAGGATAATAGATGATAGATGTAGTGGATCATATTCATATTCCACAATCATCTTACTTAAAACATTATCTATTTC